GTGGCGCAGCGAATTCAATCCGGGATGCAACATGTGACGGACCTCAAGCCGCACGAGCGCGACAGCTTCAAGGCGGCTGAGGCACTGCTGGAAAAACTCGGGATTCCCCTCTACGCCGCCGTGGAGGACTACGTCCGCGCCCGCACCCTAGCCGGAACTGAATCGCTGTCGGCTATGGCTACGGAATACGGGAAGATGTTCGGCAACATTGTTCGCCGCGCCACAGTCCCGGAGGTGGTGGCCGAACTGCTCAAGATCCGCGAACAGGACGGAGCGAGCACCAAGTATCTCGGTCAGCTCCGCACCACGCTGAATCGTCTCGCGGCCAAGTTCCCCGGACCAATTCTCGAAGTGACCGGGCCGGACGTGGACGCCTGGTTGCGGTCGTTGAACATTGTGGCAACCACACGCAATTCGATGCTCCGGTGCATCAAGGTGCTTTTCTCCTTCGCCAAGGCCCAGAACTACCTGCCGGACGAGAAGAATACTGCGGTCGAGCAGATCCAGCAGGTGCGCGTGAAATCCGAGGACACGACAATCTTCTCACCAGAGGAGATGACGACGCTGCTGCACAATGCTTCGCCCGATCTTGTACCCATCCTCGCCATCGGAGCCTTTGCAGGTATTCGCATGGCCGAACTTGAACGGCTCGACTGGAAAGCCGTGGATCTGGAGCGGAGGTTCATCGAGGTGCGTGCCGGCCAGGCAAAGACCGCATCACGCCGTGTGATTCCGATCAGCGACAACCTCGCAGCCTGGCTGACGCCTCTGGAACGGAAAGGGAAGATTGTTCGGACGAAGGAATTGCAAACCCATGTGCCCGCGCTGGCCCGCGCCCTCAAGATGGAGTGGCCGCGCAATGTGCTTCGGGATTCATTCATCAGTTACCGCATTGCCATCGTCCAAAGTGCCGATCAGGTGGCGCTGGAAGCGGGCAACTCTGCCTCGATCATCTTCAAACACTACCGGGAGCTGACCACGCCCGAGGTCGCGGAGAAATGGTTCGCCATTCTGCCCAGGGACGGTCAGTGGGAAAACACCTTCCGGCTTTGACCGCAAGAAGCGGCGAGTGATCCTGAATGGAGTGGAATGCCCGTAACCCCTTTCCGACTGCCACGGTAGATCACTCGTATGGAGCAAGGATTTTCAAATAGCCGTCATAGGCGTAGAGACGGCCATATCTGCTACCGGTGATTTCTCTAACCATCCCGATCTTTGTCAGCTTGGCAAGGGATGCGGCGGTCGTGGTTGGGGTTAGCTTTGTGGCCAAGGAAAGGGCGGCGATGGACGTCATTGGTTGTGCTTTCATGCGCTCATGGATGAGCAAGCACGAGCGCGCGGAGCGGCCCATTTGCGAAATGCGGATTCTGTCCTTCTCGAAGAGTGCCAGGGCTTGTTGAATGTCCGATGCCATCCTCTCCGCGATGTCTCGGACTCCCTGGAAAAAGAAATCGAGCCATGACTCCCAGTGTCCTTTGAGGCGCACCTCCTGAAGCAGTTCATAGTATCTCGCCCGGTGTTCCTTGAAGAACAAGGACAGGTGCAGAAGGGGATATTGCAAAACACGTTCTTCACGCAGAATTAGCGGAATCAACAATCGACCGACACGTCCGTTGCCATCGAGAAACGGATGGATGGTTTCAAACTGCACATGGGCAAGTGCCGCCTTGATCAATGGCGGAGTTCTCACCGGATCATCATGCAGGAATTTTTCCAGGTCGCCCATGCAGTTCAGTACTTCATCGGCCGGTGGTGGCACGAACCTCGCGTTTCCGGGACGGCTGCCGCCGATCCAGTTCTGACTTCGCCGGAATTGTCCCGGGCTTTGCTCCTTGCCCCGTCCGCTGGCCAGCAACTTTTCGTGGGCCTCGCAGATCAGTCGCAGCGAAAGCGGAAATCCTCCGGTCATGCGTTGGTCGGCATGCTCGTAGGCCGCCACGCAATCGGACACTTCGCGGACGTCTTCAACGGGGATGCCCGGCGCCGCCGTGACTTCGTATGCAAGCAGATCGGACAACGAGGACTGGGTGCCTTCGATTTGGGAGGACGCGACCGCTTCCTTGCGAACGTAGGCGTAGAGGAATTGTTCCGGGGCTGGCAGCAGGCTGACGATCCCATCCAACCTTCCCAACGCCAGTTGGGCTTCGCCATGAAGTCTCTCCAATATCGAATCCATCACGATCGGAGGTCGCGGCGGCAGGGCATCGGGAACAAATGCCTTGAACGGCTCGTCCCTCGTGGAAACGGTCACATAGCGCCCTGTTTTGCGTATTTTCACCTCCACAGGTTGCCCTAAAATTGGATTTTGGGAAGCTCTAATTCCAACTTTGTCACAAACTTGGAATTTGTGACCCCGAAATTCCAAGTTCCCATTGCGGGCGATGTTTGAAATTTGCGCGATAGGTCAAGCCCTGCTTTACCTAATGTGCATATCCTAAACAAAAACACCCCCTCCAGTTTCCCGGAGAGGGCGTTTCCCACGATCCACATTTGCAGGAGAATGGTTCAGGGTTTGACGATGCGCTTGAGTCCATCGGTCTTGGCAGCCGCGAAGCCGTAGAGGCATTCTAGGGTGACGAAGATTTTGTTGGAGCGGGTGTCGGTGAAGCGGAGGTAGCCGAAGGTCATGCCCGTGGTGGGATCGGTGACGGCACCGGCTTGTTGGTAATCGGCGACCGGCTGGAGGTAGCGCATGGCCACGGCGACCGCACTGGAATGGGCGGCGAAACCGATGAGCTTTTCCGGGTGATCTGACGGAATGAGGGTCGTTTCGTGCAGGTTGAACCCGGCAATCCGTTTGACCATGCCTTCTGTGACGGCTGGGGCGTTGAGGTTCAGGTTGAAACTCTTGGCCACCACGTCGTCGGCGAGCATGTTTTTTGAAGACATGAAGGGCATGAGCGCACGTTGCGCGACCTTGATGTCTTTGACGTTGGTGAGGGTGTTGGACATGGCGAGTTATCAGGCTTGGTGTTTGAGAATGAGGGCTTGTTGGTCGGGGGTGAGCTTGCGCCAGAAGGCGGTTTGCTCGGTGGGATCGGTGATGGCGGCAAAGCGCGAGTGGAGATCGGCAGCTTGATTGGTGTCACCGGCTGGGGTGAAGCGGGCGGGCATCGTGGTGCCGGTGCTGGTAACGACGCGGGCGACTTCGAGTTGCAGCTTGCGGTCGAAATCCGTTTGGGACGATTCCAGTTCGGTGACCCGGGATTGCAGCGTGACGACTTGGCCGGCTGCGGAATCTCGTTGCGCGATCAGGTTGGCGGATTGGATTTTCGCTTCGTCGCACTCTGCCTTGAGTATGTCGATTTCAGCGGCAAGGAGCTCTACTTCACCGCGCAGCGATTCGACGTGAGTCGATGCTTCGTTGAGCAGTTCGGTCTGGGCTTGGTGGTCCCGTGTGAGGTCATCGACCTGCGTGCGGGCTTCGAGGAGTTGGTCTTCGAGTGCGGTAGTCATCACCCGTGATTTCGTGTCAACCGAGGTGTGATAAACTTTGAGGCGGATCATTTCGGGAGGTGGCCGATGAAGTGTGAAGTTGCCACGTTGCGGGCTTTGCCGTAGGTGGCAGGGTCGAGAATCCGCAGGGCGTGGGCACATTCCTCAAGCACCTGATCGACAGGCATGGTGAACTGCTTGGTGGCAGAGCTGCCCGCCTCGTTCCAGGTCATCAGAGTCTTGCCCTCGATGAGAAATCCCTTCGCCCGCTGCTGGATGGCGAGCACCTCGGAAATCGTGAAGCCGGTGATGAAGAGTCCGCGTGCCATGAGTTATTTTCCTTTCCAAGTGGCGTTGCGGCCCCGCGTGTCGATGTGGACAAAGCCGCACGATGGATAGAGACCGAGACCACCGGTGAACTTGCCCGCCTTGCGCCATTCGAGCAGCCGATCATAGACGCGTTGGGGGCTGATACCGTCGAAAGTGATGTCGAGAGCGGTGAACTCAAGGTGCTGGCTGGATGATGCGCCGCCGACCGCCTTGTTGTAGCCGGGCGAGCGGTAGGAACTCAGGATGGTGCATGACTTGCCAAACGAATCACGCAGCTCGTCCACGATGCGAAGAGCGGGCACGATGTTTTTCCAGATGCTGCGCGGAGGTAGGGTGTTTTTCGCGCCCTTGCGCTCACGGGCAAAGTAGTTGGTGAACTCAGCCGCCCCGAAGTTTCGAAATCCCTGGAAAACAAACCAATCGATGAACGAGTTCATGGCTTACTTGGAGGTGCTGGGTTCGACGACGATTTCAAATCGACCGTCAGGGCGGACCTTAATCACGCCGTCCTTGCTGATGAACTCGCCGGTGATGGCTGGCGTATGGGTGCAGGACGGCAGCAGTAGAGACAGGGCGGCGGCGAAACAAATCGTAGTTTTCATGGCTCCTCGTCTGGAGTGTCAACCGGGGCAAGCGAGATCGCCTCACGTCCGACGATCTTGAGCATGGTGGTGGTGTCCCGGACTTGTTGGAAATCCCACTCACCAGATTCGTCGCGGGCGTCTTTGCTCCATTCCACTTGTTCCCACTTGAAAGGTTGGCGGTGGTGGCAATGCGGGCAGACAAACGTCCACTCGCGCATGCTGGTGGTTTCAAATTTGCGGTGGGTGTCGTCGTCCTCCTCGCCGCCTTGGGACATGAAGAGGCATTTGCCCAGCCATCCGAACGCGGTGACACGCGCTTCTGCTTCGGCCATGTGACCGTTTTTGTAGCGCCAAGTCTCATCGCAGACCAACCAACGAATCGACCGGCGCTGGAGGTTGGTTTTGTTGTTTGCACCCAGCACCCACAGCGTCATGCCATTGGCGAAGTGGATCGTGTTGTTGCGTTTCTTGTGGCGGTTGGCTGGGTAGAGCGCCTTTACCGGCTCGCATTCATCGAAGAGCTTTTGCAGACGGCTCTCGCTTTGATCCTTCGCGTCATCGTCGGTCTGGTCGAGCCACAAGGTCGGGCCTGGATGGTTGGCAATGATGTGGGCGAGACCGAGTTCGCCGACGCTGGTTTTGCCGCTCTGGATCGAGGCGATGATGCTCACCACACGGATCTTTGGATCGACGAGAGCCTCCATCGGTTCGCGCATCCACGGTGAGTTGGCTGAACGAAACCTGCCGGGGATGGGCGAGTAGGGGATCGAGGTGATGTGTTCCTCGCACCATGCCCACGGAGGACGACGATCTGGTGGTCGCCATGCGTTGCGCCAGATTTGTTCGAGTCGTTCACGTGGAGTGGAGCCGGTCATTCTCCCTGGTGGAAAATCGTCAACACCTCATCGATGGCGGCGCGGGCCTCCTCTTGGATGCCGGTGGCGTCGAGACCCGATAGAATCGGTGGGAGTTCCTGTTCGAATTTCTTGCGCAGCATCGAGGCGGCCTGTGCCACTAGTTCGGTCCACGCTTGCCGCACTTCATCAATTGCCACGAAGTCCCCACGCTTGATTCCGAGGCGCAGTTCCCGTTCTTCCACTTCGGCGAGGAGCTTGCGGGCCTTGAGCGAGGTTTCGACATCGGCAGCGTCTTGTGTGGCAGGTTCGCCGCCTTTCAGGTCGTTGCGCCGCATGAACTCACGCCACGCAGCCACATCGTGCGTGCCATTGGCGGCGGCTTTCGGTGCGTCCTTGCGCTTTTTCCATGCGTTGAGTAATTGGCGGCTAACCCCTAGAATGGCTGCTAGGTCTGCTAGATTTGTTGCGGTGGGCGGTGCTGCCCCGGTGCCGGTTGCCATTGATTGCAACATCGCCCGCTCGCCACGGGTCAGCTTACCGCCTTTCTGCACACGACCGACCAAGTTGGCGAAGTCGCGGGAAAGCAGCTTTTTGGCAATGTCAGGTGATACAGGCTCCATCCGCAGGTTGCGGACACGTCAACCGGGCATCATTTCCGGTTCCTCTTTGGCTTGATGATTTCAATCATCGCCTGAAGCCCGAACCCTTGTGGCATCGCCCGTTCCTGTTCCCAGTTCTCCAGGCTGCGTTTCGACACCTTCAATATCTCGGCGGCATCGCGCTGGCTGTATTGGTTTTTCTCCCTCCATTTGCGGAGGAGCTTGGCGAAGGTGGCGTGATCCATAAAGCTATCCGTAGACTACGGATGACCGCAGACATGGTGTCAAGCTTGAGGCGCAGCGGGTTGACGATAGGGCAGGGGACATGACCATCCCCGTGCACTGCGCCCACACCGCCCTCGTCGATCCGAACAAGCTGAAACCCAACCCGGTCAACCCGAACCGGCACAGCGCCCACCAGATCCAGCTTCTCGCGTCGATCATCCAGGAACAAGGCTGGCGCAATCCAGTCACCGTGTCGAAGCGGTCTGGCCTGATTGTTCGGGGTCATGGTCGATTGGAAGCCGCCCTCTTGATCGGCTGTGCCACCATCCCCGTGGACGAACAGGACTACGCCAGCGAAGCGGAGGAACTCGCCGACCTACTGGCCGATAACCGCCTCTCAGAACTCGCCGAACTCGATGAGGACGATCTGCGCAAAGTGCTCAAATCCATCTCCGATGCCGATCCGAATTTCGACATCGAGCTGACAGGATTCATGGAGGACGAAATCCGCAAGCTCATGGACGATGCCGGTAATCCCGAGGACGAGATCGAAACGATTCCCCGGATGGAATGTCAGGCGTTCGAGCACCACGACTACCTCGTGTTCATGTTTCACGATCTGCGGGATTGGATGCAGGTTCTCCAGCTCATGGGGGTTGGAGAGGTTGACTACTCGATCAACCGCAGAACTCACAAAATCGGCCTCGGCCGCGTCATCCATGGAAAACGACTCCTCGAACTCTGCCGCCGCGCCAACATGGCCGGAACTCCGCCCGCTCTCGCTCCGACTGGTGATCCTGTCCCGCAGCCGGAGCCACTCGATCACCAGCCACAGGTTGTTTCCGACGGCGACCCTGCTCGTCCCCGTAAGCGAGGCTGAACATTACCGGCACACAGGGCTGGAAATTGAAACCATCCCCGACGAGATCGCCGGCATCAGCGCGGTGCGGAACTGGGTGCTCAAGCACTTCAAGGAAGATTCCATCGTGATGCTCGACGACGATATTTCCGCGTGCGTCTGCATGGTGAGCCTCCGTTGCCGAAAACTCTCGGTCGTCGAAACTCTCGCTATGCTTGAAAATTCAGCATGGTCGGCACGCGGGGCGGAAGCACGCTTGTTCGGTTGGCACCAACGCAGCGATCCACGGCTCCTCCAGCGCAACGATCCGTTCGGTGTGAACCATTGGGTAGGCGGCGCGGTGGGTGTGGTGCGCGATGCGAAAGGCGGTGTGCCGAAGTGGGACGAACTGCTCAAGTGCAAGTGCGACATCGACGCCACGCTTCAGGAACTGTTAGACAACCGGCTGGTTTGGAATGAGGCGCGGTTCTGCTTCGTCCAGGAGCGGGACAAGAACCTCGGTGGCAACAGCTTGTTCCGGAGCGAGGAACGAATCGCCGCTGAAAAGCGCTACCTGAAAAGCAAGTGGAAGGCGTACATTCGGATAGAAACTTACAAGAGCCAGGATCGGACTGCGATGGACGCGCCTCGTAGGCAATCGGTGAAGCTCTGAAAAAATGGTGTCCCAAACTGCTTTCACCTCGTGCCAATTACTGCAAGCATAGTAGATCATGAGCTACCACTTACACACCACTCGCGGATACAGCTTCCCTGCCGTATCGAGCGCAATGCAAAAGGCGATCCGACGCGGCGACGCAAAACTTGCCGGATACTGGGGATTGGAACTTTGGGCTAGCGGCTTCGGCCAATATGTCTGGCGACGCTTGCTCACTGTCAGCGCGGAGGACTGCTGGGGCATCCTCACGGCGGAGGTCAAGGCACTGCACGACAGCTACACGGAGATCAATAAAACCACCACGGCCAAGAAGCCGAAGGGGCGCATCTTCGTTTCCAAAGCGGTGATACTGCTCTGCCTCGCCAAGAAAAGCCGCGACCCCGATCACCTGCAAAACTTCGTCTATGACCAGCAGGCGGGGCTGGAGCCGGAAACCCTCACCGACGAGCTGGAGCAATCCGGCGAATACATCCCCATCCCCGATTACGCCTACGACTGCCACACGCCGCAGGGGCGCAAGATGGGCAAGACCAAGGCGGACTTCTTCAAGGCGGAGCAGGAGGCACTCAGCCCATTCATCCCCGGCCTGTTCGACAATCTCATTGATTCCTAACCACCAACCCACAGATCCCTATGCCATACGAAATCATGCAACCCCGCTTCCCAGTCGGGAAGACCTACGCCACGCCTGGAGCACTCGCGCTCGAAGTGGATCTAACAATATACCTGCGCCGTCACCACTGCGGCGATTGGGGCGATGAACTCTGCGACGAAGACAAGGCGGCCAACGAGCAAGCACTGAAAGACGGGAGTCGCCTGCTAAGCTGTTATCGCACCCCCGCAGGCGACCGTCTCTACATCATCACCGAATGGGATCGGAGTGTGACAACAATCATGCTGCCCAGCGAATACTGAAGCTACCTGTCCAATCCGCATGCCAACGGCGCATTTACACGTCTAACGGCAGCCTAACAAACGCGGATGGTGGATGTGAGGGTTGATCACATTGGCATCCCTTGTGAGGGGATCGTGTGTTCTTATGGCTGATTACGCGGCAACATTGGGAGTGCTGATTTAAGTTCTGATTCGCAGTCGGTTCAATTCAATCGCACAACGCTGGGCGAATTGTCACATTGTTTCCAATTGGATAGGATTGCTCAACCGGAGCGACAATGTAGGTATGTTCCGGTTTGAGATCAGCAATCGCTTGATGAAAGCCGCGAGTGACATCTGGGGCTGATGATGCCTTGAACTCGAATGCGATGCGGCGGCGTCCTTTTTCAAGGATGAGGTCGAGTTCCACACCGGTTGATGTGCGATAGTGACTCGCTGCCCAGCCAGGATATTGGTCGAGGATTTGTTCCAGCGCGAAACCTTTCCATGATGTGCCAAAAACCGGGTGCCCACGAAGATCAGGTTCTGTTTCCAGTCCCAGCAGCGTGTGGAGAATGCCGCTGTCTCGCAGATAGACTTTGGGACTTTTGACCAATCGCTTTTTCAAATTTGGCAGTAGGGGCGGCAGGCTTCGAACCATGTAAGTTTGTGAAAGCATATCAAGATGATGGCCGATGGTCGCTGGAGTCACCCCGAGTGATTGTCCTAGCTGACTTCTGTTGAGGAGTTGGCCATGATGGTGAGCGAGCATTTGCCATAAGCGGTGAAGAGATTCGGCAGGAACCCGAAAGCCGAGTTGAGGTATGTCCCGCTCAAGAAAAGTGCGAATAAATTCCTCACGCCAACGGCAGGAAACCTTAATATTGGGAGCTAGCAGACTGTCGGGAAAGCCGCCTCGCAGCCAGAGCTGGGAAAGCATCTCCGCTCCCACTTCCGGAATGCGGAACGGGGTGAGTTCAACGTGGGCGATGCGACCGGCCAGTGATTCGCCAGACTGACGAAGCAGTAGAGGGGACGCTGAACCCAATAGCAAAAAGCGACCGGGGGTGCGACGGCGGTCGATGATGCCTCGTAGCTGCGGAAACAATCCAGGAACGCGTTGGACCTCGTCCAAGATGACCAGATGGTCAGAGAGAGCATCGAGAAAAGCGTTTGGATCCGTGAGTTTGCGCCGATCTGTTGCGCTTTCGAGATCGAGGTAGATGGTTGGTTTATCGAAAGATTCGGCGATCTCTTGGGCTAATGTGGTCTTTCCGCACTGTCTCGGCCCGGTGAGAACCACGGCTGGAAAATGAGATAGGCACTCGTGGAGTTCATGGGTCGCGCTGCGCTTGAAAGGTTGCATTTCGATAGACTGACTATCAATTTGCAATTTTCAAGGTATTTGTGAACCCTTGTCCAATCCGCATGCCAACAGCGCATTTCTACGTCTAACTGCAGCCTAACAAACGCGGATGGTGGATGTGAGGTCTGACCACATTGGTATCCCTTGTGATGGGAGCGTGTGTTCTTATGGCTGATTACGCGGCTCCGTGGCTGCTGCGTTTTACGAAGGTTACTACACAAAGGGGTTGATGACACGAACGCCCGCATAGGTCTGGCCGTGATTCAAGTCTTCCGAATACACGGCTTGGCATCCAAGTTCCACGGCTGCTGCGATGATTGCGGAGTCCCAATAGGAAAGCTTGTAGCGGTTCTTGATCTGGAGTGCTGCCCAGAACACAGATTCAGTGACGGCCAGAACTGGGTAGGCTTCGAGTGACTCAAGAATTGCCACCACCTGATCATGGGGCATTTTGAATTTTGCGGTGGCGTTTACGTAAAACTCCGCCTGCACCTGCACGGAAAGGCCACCCCCTTCCATCGCCAGCAGTTCCCTTGCCTTGGTGCGCTTACGTTGTTCCGACTTATTGCTGGATGCGGCGTAGAGCAGGATGTTGGTATCAAGGAAGAATTCAGCGTGCATTCGCTTCGGTTCGGGTAAGACGTTTACCTGCGGTGATCCCCGGCACCTTGTCCATGGCAGCAAATAGCTTCTTAGCTCGGTCTTTTGCTGCCACATGTTTCTCCGCAATTACGTGCTCTAAGCCCTGAACCACAAGGGTTCGCAGGGTAGTCCGACGCTCTGCAGCGAGCACCTTCGCCTTTTTAACAAGGGAATCTGGCAGTTCGATCGTGGTTTTCATGGCCTGTAAATATGGTTCTACGGGTAATTTGTCAATGCCTGTTTCATCCGCATGCCAATGGCATCTAATAGCAATAAATGGCCGATAAAAATGGTGCGATTTGGCGTGCGGATGGTGCGCGACAAACGACGCGGGTGGCTGGCAGGAAGAAGGATGTCGGAACGCGGGCACTCCTGTCCTCACCGGCCTCAGATTCCAACCAGATCCACCTATGAAACCGCAAGATCCCCAAGCCGAACGTATCACCTTCGGAATTGAATTAGAAACCACCATCCCCGCGCTTTCCGGCGTCATCATCGGAGCTTATCATAATGGTAGCACCGTGCGGGAGGGCTACGTGAATGGCACAACCGATGAAGTAAACGCGCCGACCTTCAATGGCAATCATTGGAAGGCCGAACGCGACGGTTCCATCCGCGCCAACATGGGTCGTATGGCCTGTGAATTCGTCTCACCCATCCTCCACGGTAGCGATGGCGTTACCCATCTGATCGACTTCATCAAATGGGCAAAGGCAATCGGCGCAAACGTGAACGGTTCCTGCGGCGTGCATATCACGGTGGGCGTCAAATCAATCATCGGCACTGATGATCCACAAGCCATGAGCGAATACGCACGCAAGCTCGCCCACATCACGCGGTGGCACGCGATGGCACTCTACGGCCAAACGGGAACCGGACGCCACTTGAACCGCTACAGCCACACTTTAAGCGATGACGTCGGCACTCTGGTTCGCCGGATGGAACGCAACAGCAATCCCGCCAGGAAAATCGAGGCTGCCCGTCAATGCGGACGCGGGATGATCAATTTCCAAAAACTCTTCACTCACGGGGTTGTCGAATTTCGGGTCTTCGCCGGCACGCTCAATCGCCACAAGCTGCTCCATCACCTAGCCACGGTGTTGGGACTTTGCCGCCGCGCCGCCGAAATCGAATGCCTCGGTGCCTTCGGTAAAAACAAAGCGCAAGCCAAGCGCACGGCCACTGCCGCCAACGCCCTCCGCTTCCTCTGGGATTACCTCGGATGGACTGGCTCCAAGCGCCCCGTCGCACTGGGTCTCACCGGCCCCTTGCACGCGGAATTCAAATCCTATCGCAAAATCGCCGACCGGATGTGCCGCCGCTTCGATGCCCGCTTCCCCTACGCCAATCTCTAACCAACTGATACCATGTGTGTGATACTCGTATGCCCTGAAAATATCCGCCCCGACAGGGCTACCCTCGATGCCTGCCACGATGCCAACCCCCACGGTGCCGGTGTGGCATGGCGGGAAGGTGGAGTGGTGCGCTGGTTCAAGGGACTCGAACCCGACGAACTCGAACCGCTCATCGCCCAACTTTCCGGCGAAATTGTGATTCACTTCCGATGGGCGAGCGTTGGGGAGGTGACGCCAAAACTCTGCCACCCGTTTCCCATCTCAGCCAAAGCCACCACGCGCTTGTCCGGACATGCTCGCGCCGTGCTCTTCCACAACGGAACGTGGAGCCAGTGGCGCGAAACCCTGCGGCGTATGCCCAAGCACCGGATGCCCGACGGCCTGTTGTCCGATACCAGGGTCGCCGCGTCCTTGGTCGATCTCTGCGGAGCTGACGTATTGGAACGACTACCCGGCCGCTATGTGATGTTCGAGCGCGACTTCACCGAGCTCTACGGCGACTGGCGCGAATGGCGGGGGATGATGGCGAGTAACCTCGGCTTCACCTATGGCCTCAGCAAGATATCCCCTTTTTCGCCATATCATACGCAGTCTGCGGATAGCTGGCACCAGCCCTTTCTCGATCTCACGGACACCTGCGGCAACTCGGATACCTGAGCCCACCGCACGTGCCCATAAACACGAAACCATGAACCCCAATATAGAAACCATGAAGACCATGATACAGATGAACGAAACCATTAGCTGCAACTTCCTGCCGGTGTTTGTTGAATCGGTTCAAACCCATCCTCCGCCGACTCGCCGCATTGGAACAATCGCCCGACGAACCACCTCGCCCCGCCCGCTTTGATCCACTCGCCGATCTGCCAGAACTCACGCACCAGCCTGACTGGAATCTCGTCAAACGCCACTTCCGCCGCTACGGGGATCCGCGCAAGACCGCCGCCAAGTATGGCCTGAACCTCCGCGCCCTGAACCTCCGTGCAAGATCGGAGGGCTGGGTATGATCGAGGTGATGAAATACCGACAAACCCGTTTCTGGGCGGTGTATGTGGACGGCGAACTTCTCGCAGTGGTCGTCTACCGGAAAGGGGCGCAGGCCATTGCGGATCACCTCATTCAAGTTGCCAGAGGGAAGGGGACTGAGCATGCCGCGTAAGCAACCACCCATCCCGCCCACCTGCTTTGTCCCGTCCTGTGCAGCGGACTTCGTGGGACAAGCAGGCAAGGTGGCCGAGGTGCTGATGCGGAAAGCCGAGCGCCTCCGTGCCACACCCGACCAACCGCTCAAGCTCCTGATTTCCGGCGCTCCCGGCATCGGCAAGACCAGCCTCGTGAACCTGATCGCCCGCACGCTCGCCAGCCACCCCGTCGCCATCGAGGACGTGAACGGCAAGGAAGTGGGACTCGAACTCGCCCGTGAATGGACACGCTCTCTCGCCTACGGATCAATCTTCGGCACGTGGTCAGTGAAAGTCGTCAACGAACTCGACCGCTGCTCCAAGGACGCCCAAGATATGCTCCTCACCTACCTCGACCGCATGAAGCCCGGCCACGCCTTCCTCGGCACCACGAACCTTGACCTCAGCAGTCTCACCGAACGCTTCCAAACCCGCTTCCAATCCGTCCGACTCCAGCCACCGGAAAACGAGGCTCTCGCGGCATTCCTCGCTAGGCGCTGGGGCGCTCCCATCTCCACCACCCAGATGATCGCGGCAGGGGCATCAGGCAACGTCAGGGCAGCGATGGCGGATTTGGAGATGTGGATGGGGTGATGGGTTTGTCCTGCTGGATCAATCTGCTGTATTCTCCATCAAGCTCAGCATTCTCTTCGCACGCTTGGTGACGATCTCACGGGCCGTTGCGTCCCTTAACTCGGGCAGAGCTTGCGGTTCGCGGGTTGCATCCAAAATCTGCCGACACAGGGTCTTGATTCGTTCGCGAGCCGTTGGCCATCCAAGTTTGGCCATGCCGCAAAGTTGCTTGAAGTGTTCCGGGGAAACCTCCGCCAGCGTCGAGGCACTGCCGATTTTCATCGAGAGCGTGGTCGAGAGTTCCGGCCAAGCCAGTGTGCAGACCTGATCGTAGAGCGGTGCCATTCTGCGGGTGTCTTGTGCGTAGAGAAACGAGTGATTCTTTCCATGGGCATCGGCATTGCCCGTCACTGCCGCGAAGATCACCGCATCGAGCATGTGCCTGATGTCCAGCACCGGTGTGGTGGACCATTCACGGATCATCTGAAAGCATTCGCGCAGCGACGGCCCACCTTCCTGCTGGTATTTGCGTGATGACGGATAACCAAGGGCTTGGCAGAAATCCTCCTGATGCAGACGCCGGACGATCTCGCCGGAAGCCCCTTGCACCCGGTCGTATCGTTTGCTGATCAGACATGACACATTGCCAATTCGCTCTGCCCATGCTTCGGCGGCGTCCAGTCCAATGCGGCGGGCGAGAGCCATGCACCATGCCTCGTTTTCGGCGAGGCCGGGAAAACGCGGTGGCTCGGGTTTGATGATGTGGGTGCTCGGGGTGTCTCCCAGCGGCAATGCCAAGCGGCTTGCACCGCCGGACGTGGAATCGATCACCACTGGCAACTTGACCTGTGCTCCGGCGAGCGAAAGTCGCAGGCCCTGTTCCCCGGCAAGCAACGGTTGGTGCGGGAGCCGATCTATGATTTCGATGACCTCCCCCTCGCTGAGCCAACGCACTCCGCCATCGGACGGTGCCCGTCCTTCCACTTCCTCGGGCACAAGCGCGATCGCCCCGGCGCATTCACCGCCGATCCGCTCCAGCATCGCAAAATCGTTGTTCGCGCTGATACCCAGGTTTCTGGCGATCTGATCCCGCGAGTCGGATTCCGGTAGCAAACCGCCAAAGAAGACATTCACTCGCTGACCTTCAAACAGCTCGGCTTGCAGTGGCAACTGGCGAGACAAGGGCAACGCCCCCGCATCCTTCAACCAGGCTTCGTCATACCGGAAGACCAGTCGTTGGCCATCATCGGTAAGCAAACCGACCCGCTTCCCATGCAAGTGGACGATCAATGGATTCATGGCTCGCAAATTTCCAGTTTCAAACCCAGTGCGCGGACAATCTCCAAGGCTTTGCCCAGTTGGCAGGTCGGCTTGCCCTTTTCCAAGTCGATGATGAACCGCAAGCCGGTTCCCGACGTCATGGCCAGATCTCTCTGAGTCACCTTCAAGTGGCGTCTCTGCTGGCGAATCGCCTGGCCAAGGCTCTGTGCATCCTGAATCTTCAT